GTGAATTGGTCTCGGAACTTCCGATAGCGAACGAGCACGAAAAGAACCTTATCACGATTACGGCGATGAGGATGATTGACACGCTGTTCGCAACCACGAAGGAAGGAGGAAACGATGAAAACGAATAACACACTGCGCGAGGCGCTGGACTTGGTTGACGAGGGATTTACAGAAGGATGCCTCGACGCTCCTGGCGATTGTCCGACGAAGCATGACCTACACAGAGTAAGTGTGATTAGGGAGAAGGTCAAGTCCGCCCTTGCCGAGCCTGTCAAGAACTGCGAGGTGGGGACGGCGGAGGAACAGGGGAAACGCTTTACCGAGTTCTGCTATAAAAACCGAAATATGGAGCGATGCTGTGGCGACTGCCCCGCATTTAACAGGGGAGGTTTCGCAGAGTGCGAGCTTGTATGGGCGCAGATGCCATATGAGGAAGGAGGAGACAAATGAGGGATAACTGGATTATGAGAGCGTTTGAACTGCTTGATACGATGGACAGCATCCACGGCACGATCAGGATCAAGCCAATGAACACGCGGACGCGGAAGACCGTGTGGAAGGAGCGTCGGCGCAGGGCGAACCTGCCGCGCTTGATCAAAAGGAGAGGAGGCGCGAAGTGATAGGCGTCATAGTATTGGGAATCGTCTTCGGGACGATCCTGCATTGCGAGTTAACCGATCCGAACTCACGGATTCGATGCCGCTTGTGGTGCAGGAAGCACGGACTCAAGCTCAAGGAGCGACCTGGTCCCGAGTGCGCAACGTTCTGGTCGGGCGAGGACGAGCTTGGCAACGAGTACGGGCCCGGCGAGGACGGCGAGCCAGTGAAGATAAGGGAAGGAGAGGCGAAGTGAAGCAAGCAACGGCCAAACTATACATCAGGTTCGGGGAACTCCCGAAAGACGGGAAAAGCCGCGTACATATATCGGGCGAACCGTGCGTCGAAGAAGCTGGCGTATCCGTCTACAGGGCCATAGAAGCAAACGGGGTGTACTACCCAGAGTTGCCGGAGGAATCTAATGCCGCGGGGGTATCTGACTATTTCCGCTATCTGATGGAGTCGGACTCCTCGGTCTACCTCGTAACGGGCGATTTGCTGTGGCTTGAGGGGCACGACAGAGAGCCGTTGCTGGCGAACCCGGTGGTGATAGCAGACCTTACGCATTTCTATCGCCAAACCAACAAGGAAGGAGGAACGAAGTGAGCTTCATCGTCAAGTACACGACCGACTCGCTCGGCTTCGTCCCAAGACTGTGGCAGATATGGCACGACAAGAAGCGCGGAACGCTCCGTTGCATCCGCGTGGAACGCATGGGTAATAGGGCGACTATAACGGCGGAGGTTCTACCGAGAAACTGGAGGTGCAGATGAACTATCAAGTAGAATTCGACCAGGCCGAGAACACGAACATTGCTTTCGGCACGACCGCCGACTATGCTTACACCTTGTGGCTGGCGAAGAAGAAGCAGATAGCGGACTTGGAGTACGAGTGCGACATTCTAGTGGACAAGTACCACGACGAGATGAAGAGGGCGCGGATCCCGGCGCATCTTAGAGGGACGTTCATCGAAGACCTGTTCGCCAAGGACAAGAAGAGAAGCGGATTTGCGAGGGATTTCTTCTTGAAGCAGAGTTTTTCCGAGAAGTTCGTCAAGAAGCACAAGCCGGAGTTCTCCAAACTGTCGTGGTTTGGATATGGCAGGACGTCGGCGCTCATAGACTTGGACATTGGGCACTATCTGTATACGATAGAGATTCCGGTACCTGAGAACATCGAGAAGAAGGACGACAAGGAGCGGCTTGTCGGCGATGTCAAGTTCCGCGTAGACAGGATTCACAAGTCCAAGCTCAATGAGTTCGTGAAGGAGATGGAGTCGGTCCAGATGCCGACCTACGACTGGAAGGCGTGCTTTGAGGCGATAGAGCAGAAGGAGTCGCGCCATGACTAAGCCGCTAATCGCCCTTCCCTGCACCGCGCAGGAGCTGGAGAACGCGCTACACGCAGTCTGCGACCACGGGCTGTGGGACGGGAGGATCAAGGTATACCTCGTCAACGGCAACAGCGGAACGCAGACGGAGATATGTTTGGAGACTGAAACGAAAGGAGAAACCTATGGCATACCCAATTAAGACATACGCAAACATATTCGACACAACATACGGAATGGGGATGGGGCATTCTCTTCCCAAAGGTAGTTTCGGACATCTCATAATTCGAGACAGCAATACGGTAGGAAAAGACTACCTTCTCGTAGGATGCAACGATAACGATTCCAGTGACCTTGATCGCACGATACGCCTAAACAAGAAGCAGGTCAAACAGGTCATTCGCGCATGCGAAAAGTTCTTGAAGAGAATAGGAGAAACCAAATGAAGCCAACCATCAACCTTACCATCAAGGGCAAGTGGTTCAACAAGATTGCCTGGGGCGACAAGCGGGAAGAGTACCGCGACTGCGAGAACAAACAAGTCCAGCGCGAATACCTCGCGGCAACTAATGGTGGTGCAGAATACTTCAGAACGCCGCACGTCGCCGTGTTCCGCAACGGCTATACGATGGAGAGCCGCGCGATGGCCGTGGAGGTCGTTGGCTACGACCTTCGAGGGCGCGGAAGCGTGAGGCACCCGGAGTGGGGCGAGCCGACATGTCGACGACTGCACCTAGTCGTGAAACTGGGCAGAGTGTTGCGGGTCAGCAGATACGCCTCGCTCAAAGAGTGGCTTGAAAATCAAACGCCTCAGACCATTTCCGGCAACGACGCCGAAAAGTAAAAACAAACAAGGAGAAAACAAAATGCCAGAGTACAAACAATACATCCGCTGTCATATCGTCAAGGCTTGCCCGATGACGCGCGGCGAATATGACAAGGCTCACGGCAGGTCAACACCTCGGTTTGATAACCCTGCCGAAGCGGGCTACTGCGTGTCATATCCTTACGGATACGAGGTGTGGTTCCAAAAGACGCAGTTTGAAGTTTCGAGCCGTCCCGTTGACAACATGACCTTCGGACAGGCAATCGAGGCCATGAAGCAGGGCAAGAAGGTCGCTCGCAAAGGATGGAACGGCATGTACCTTTGGCTCCTTCCCGCAACCGAAGTCAAGAAAGAGTGGTGTCACGATCCTCGTCTCATCGAGGCGATGGGCAAGAGGGAGACCCTTCCTTGTCTCGGTAGCGTTCGCATGTTTACCGCGACGAAGGAAGTTCTCACGGGCTGGCTCGCGTCGCAGACCGACATGCTGTCTGAAGACTGGTGCATCGTCGAGTAACCAACCACAGTGGCGGCTGGTTCGCGCCAGTCGCCACGCAAAAACAGGAGTAGGCAAATGGCACACGTGTACAACGAATTTGAATGGCCGTTTGAGATCAGCGGCTTTGGTGGCGGCTACGAAGCGGCTTGCCGTAACATGACGAAGGCCGGAGTCGAGTGGCTTCGGGCGCACCCTGAGGAGCTCGCGAAATGGCGCAAAGCCAGAGACGAGTTCCACAAGGAGTTTGGCGATGACGAGTACTTCCCTCCCCACAGGCGACTGCCCACGGAGAAGGAATTTGAGGACGCCATTGTTAAGGTGTACGACGACTGCACTGGCGCGATGTTCGACGCGTCGAAAAGCCACGCGATTGCGATATTCGATATGGGCTGGAACGCCTATGTCGATAAAGTTCTGAGCGCAAGGGCAAAGAATTAGGGAGGGTGCAAGATGAGCGAACCAGATGTTTTAACGACTGTCGAGTGGTACAGGAGCGCGAAGCACCTGTATACCACGGCGACCCACGCGATGAAGGCGTACTACGTGTTTCAGAAGACACCCACGCCAGCCAACGAGAAGGAAATGCAGAGGCAGTTCAGACTGCTCCACAAGGCGCTGACGCGCCTCAACTACGGATATGACCCGCTGGAGAAAGGAGAGAAGAAATGAAAACCGCAATATCGTTTCTGATTGTGAATATACCGAGTCTTGCATTTCTCGGCGCATCCCTGTGGTGTCTCCATCACGACCACATCGGCTTCGCCGTCACGAACCTCGTGTTCGCGGTGTTCACCCATGCCTCCATCAAGAGCAAGTGAAGGAGGTGCGGAATGATAATAAACTACTGCATTTGCGACCGATGCAAAAAGCCAATGCCAGAAGGAACTGGTGCGCAGGTATTGAAAAGCACGGATGAAAAAGGAGCATATCCGCCCATGCACCTGTGCGACAAGTGCTTTGGCGAGGTGTTCACAGTGAGCGCCGACAAGATTATGAGCGAGCTGAAAGGAGAGAAGAAATGAGCGACCTAATCCAATGGCCCCGCGCTCAATATTGGGATTCCACTTTCAATCCCGTGATCGGGTGCAAGCCCTGCTCCACCGCGTGCGAGCATTGCTACGCGGCGGCATGGGCAAAGAGGTTCGGGCAGTCTTTCGAGCCGCACAAAACGAAGCAGAGGCCGCCGCGCAAGGGCGTAGTATTCTGCGGCAACATGACCGACCTGTTCGGGGAGTGGATGTATCCGTACTCAGGCAAGTTCATGGCCGAAAATCCATCAGACCTGATAGCGGCGTGCAAGAGTTCAGATGCCACCTATCTCTGGCTGACGAAGCGAGTTGAAAACATGGCGTTTGAACTTGCCGATGGAGCTTTCTCCAAGTTGGAAGAAGATAGATTTTCGGACCATCATCTCAGATTAGGCCGCCTAAACTTAAGCAACCACTACTTCGGCTTCACCGCCGAGAACCAGGAGTGGTACGACCGTCGAATAAAAGACTTTCGTGGCGGTATGCCTACTTGGGTTAACGGGTGGCTGTCCGCCGAGCCGCTTCTTGGTCCTATCGATTTGGGATTGCGGTACATCGCGCCGGAGGACGCTCCGTTTGAGTGGGTCGTCGTCGGTTGCGAGTCCGGCCCGAATCGCCGCCCATGCAAGATTGAATGGATCGAGAGCATTGTAGACCAATGCCGCGCAAGGGACATTCCCGTGTTCGTAAAACAGCTTGACATAAACGGCAAGTGCGAACGCGACATAACGAAGTTCCCGAAGCACCTTCAGATCAGGCAGGTGCCGTGGGCGAAGGAAGGAGAAACGAAATGATAAAGCCGCGACTCCAGATAATCCGTGGGCTCCCAGGTTCCGGCAAGACGACGCTCGCCATAAGCAAATACCCCCACCTAATGCGCGTCGAGACGGATATGTACTTCACGACTGGCGGCAAATACGACTTTACGATGGAGCGCAACAAGGATGCCGTCCACTGGTTCATCGCGATGGTCCAGTTCCTTTGCCGAGAGAGAATGGACTTCGTCGTGACAGGCGTTTTCGCCGCGCATACCGAGCGGCTGGACAAGGTTGTCAACATCGCCCTCATGTACGGCTACGATGTGTTCATCAAGACCCTCTACGACGACTTCGGCAATATCCACAATGTTCCCCAAGACCACCTCGACGCGATGCGCCGCGACTTCGCGTCGGAGCAGAAACTCCAAGAGCGGTACAGCGGGAAGAATGTCGCGTTCGGGCTCATGCCGTCGGAACTCAAGGTGGGAGGGAACGAGGAATGACCGCCGCCTACGACATCGAACGAGTCTCCGTTGCGTGCGAACAACTGCTGTCCGCAATCGACGCGGCCGAGAAGCATAAACTCGCGGACTGGTTGTCGCACAGGCTGACCGTTGTGCGTTCGGAGTGCAGGGGGCTCAAGGACGCAATCAAGGAACATGGCGACAAGGTAGAGACTGGAGGTCAACAGCAAGACTGATTGACGATTTCGGCATAAGGCGGTGAGAACACGATATAACAACCGCCCATGCTGACCCTCAACAAACTCATTGCGCCCGCTTACTACGAGGCGTGGAACGACATCAACTCTGGCAAGGTCACCGAGCCGTGGTTGATAGGCGGTCGTTATGCTGGCAAGTCTGCATTCGCGGCAACCATTTTGAGCGCGAGAACTGCCGCAAGGGGAATGGAAGATGTCCATTCGACTGTATTTCGCCGCCACCATGTAGACCTCGAAGACTCGGTCTTGAGCGAAATCAACATCGCCCTGTCGGAAGAGCGGCTTGACCTTGAAAGGCTGTTTTACATCAAGAAGAACCCGCTACGGGTAATCCGCAAGGACACAGGGCAGACAATCACCTTCCTCGGTCTTGACGACCCGCGCAAGCACAAGTCCAAGAAGCCGAAGTTTGGGCGAATGGGGCAGGTATGGTTCGAGGAGGCTGACGAGTTCTCCTGCTGGGATGACCTAGAGTCTGTCATCATCTCGATGCAACGCGCCTTCGGTGACTTCACGACCTTCGTCACCTACAACCCTCCGCGCTCTACGGCTAACTGGATAAACGTCGAGGCGGCGAAGCCATCCCCTGGCCGCAAGGTCTACCACTACGACTACCGCGACCTGCTGGAGATGGGGTGGATTCCCGACAAGGTGCTAGAGCGCATTGAGCACATCCGCAAGACAAACTACGAACTCTACCGCTATGTGTTTCTCGGGCAGGCCACAGGTACAGGCGGAGAGATATTCCGCAACCTCACCGCGAAGAAGATTACTGACGCGGAGATCGCCTCGTTCAAGGACAAGCGGTACGGAATGGACTTCGGCATCATCAACGACCCGACAGTGCTGGAGGGGACCTACTACGATTCCGACAGGGACACCCTCTACTTCTTCGACGAGGCGGTGCTTGAGCATCCCTACTTCGACGATGTTCACAAGATGCTCGTCCGCAAGGGCCTCGACAAGACCGAGATAATAGCCGATACCGCCCCTGCTGGGTGGCTCCAGAACATCAACAAGCTCGGTGCGAAGCTGAAAGGTTGCTACAAGGGCGACAACTGGCCCGAAATCGGGGTGAGCTGGGAGGCGGCGAGGACGCGCATAGTCATAGACCCCGAGCGCTGTCCGCTGGCATGGGAGGAGCACTCGCACTACGAATCAGACCACTACAAGGACGGCACGCTCAAGGAGAAGCTACCAGGACGGAACGACCACTCAATCGACGCAGGGCGCTACTCGCAGGAACACAACATCCGCGCCTCCGCGAGGAGCCAGTATATCGGAATCCCGAAGGCGATTGCGAGGAAGTTCCGCCAGTAGGTTGACTGTCTCGGCTGACTTCAGAAAGGAGCATTTGTCATGACATACTTTGCAATCGGGGAGTCAACTGGGGGAGCGGGAGAGAGGCGTCTTGGGCCTTTCGATACTCCAAAGGAGGCGGAAGACGCAGGAATGCGCGAAGCGCAAGACTCCAACGGCGCGTTCGTTTTCAGAGGCGTTGTCGACGAGGCGAATAACCAGGTGTTCACGGATTTCGCTCCAGTCTCGACTAACTCCGTCGTGAGGAACGCCGTCGCCGCGAACAGGCGGGTGGCGAAGAACGCCATGACAGTCGAGCAACAGCGCGAGTTCCAGAAGACCAAGTTGCCCAAGATAGAGGCGAATATCAGTGCGTTTGAGAAGGACTGCGAAAGCATACACAAGCAGGTGATGGCCGCTCTCAAGAAGGCAGACGGTATAGCGTCTACGGTATCACAGCTTGAGAAGAAGGCGGAGTCTCTGAAAGAGCCGTATCACGATGCGTTGATGGTGTCTGATTTTGACGAGGCGAAGTCCAAGGAGCTCTACAATAGGGTCAGGGAGGCGCACAAGAAGATAGTCGAATGCCGCGATATGTCGTCGCGCGTCGGCTACGACATCGTCAATTCCTTCCGAGTCTACTAACACCGCATCTCTTGCTTAAATGGCCGCACACGCCCCCATAGCCGCGCTATCCGCGCAATCGACAGGTCGCCCAGACGGACGGCCTCGCACGATTCTGCTCCAGCGCATTGTCGCGGAGGCGCAAAAGCACTTCCACAAGTCCGCAGTCGGGCTGATGAACGAAAACATCAACCCCCTGTGGAACATCGACGAGCGCCGCGCCCAGCAGATTTTCGACTTCGCTCGCTCGGGCAACTACGCATGGCTCCAGTATCTCTACAACGAGATTGAGGAGCGCGACCCCACCCTTCTCGTCTGCGTGACGCGCCGCACTTCCGCTCTTGCGGAACTCGACTGGCGCGTGGTGAGGGCTAACACGAAGCTCTACCGCAACGCCGACGAGAACATGGTGAAGGAGCAGATACAGTGCGTGGAGGAAGCAGTCTCGAAGATAGACAATCTTCCCGACGCGCTTGAGCATCTCGCTCTCTCCGCGTTTCGCGGCTACTCGATGATAGCCCCGATCCACGACTTGAGCGGCGACATAAAGCACTTCGACCTCATCGACAGTTGGAACCTGTGTTTTGACAAGGCGGGGCAGTCGTGGTACTTCAACCCTTCGGGCTCTGCGTTCTCGCTCCCTGCCAACATCGGGCTACCGAACGCGCCTATCCCTAAACAGCTTCAGTACATCCCGCCCGACCAAGTCTGCGTAGTGACGCGCAACAGGCCGATAGACTGGCCTGCGCTTATGATCTACCTGCGCTCCGCAGTAGGCGAGCGCGACTGGGGTCGTTTCCTTGAGACTTACGGACTGCCGCCTGTCATCATCACGATGCCCGAGTTCACCTCCAAGGAGGACGAGGACCTCTACGTTGCGGCGGCAGAGAGTGTGTTCGAGGGTCGTAGCGGCGTAGTGCCCTACGGCTCGCAGGTCAACTACGCAAGCGAGAGCCGAGGCACAAACCCCTTCACGGAGTTCATCGAACACCAGATGAAGCTCGTCGTGCTGATGTCCACAGGCGGTACCCTCGCCTCCCTCGCGGAGAGCGGGAGCGGCACGCTCGCCGGAGACGCACAGCAGGACGAATGGCTCCGCATCATTCGCGCCGACAAGCGCATTGTCTCGAACAGGCTCAACAAGCAGGTCTGCGAGCAGATTCTCGAAAAGAACTTCCCTGGCAAGCCGATACTGGCGGAGTTCCAGCTCGACAGCGACCCCCAGCCGACGGCGAAGGAGGTCGCGGAACTTGCTTCTACCCTTTCTTCGGCGGGATTCGAGATGGATGCGGACGAGCTTTCGCAGATTACGGGCTTCAAGATTCGCAAGAAACAGGAGGGCGGTATCGGCTTCAACGCGCAGACAGCCCCCGTTTCGACCCCTTCTTCGGTCGTAATCCCCGATGTCAGGGCCGAAATTCCGAAGAAAGATTCGCCTGGCACCCCTATCGTAGCCGAGAACGCGGGAAATTCCGCGCCTACGGGCGTTTCTGACGCAGGGAAGGTAAATATACCCCCTATGGGAGAAACGCCGCAGAAAGCCGCTACGCCGCCTGTACGCGACTTGCCTCCCGAGCCGTCACTTGCGGCGGCTGAGAAAGCGGACGCGGTGACCCCCGAAGCAGAAGAAATCGGAGAGCGTCTCGTCAAGTCGCTCCAGACGGACTTCAAGGGCGTGGCGGACGAGATAGCGAAGGTGCTGGCGCTTCCCGAGGACAAGAGGGCGGCGGCGGCTACGGAGCTTCTCGGTCGCATAGACACTCTCGTTCCCGACGACCCCGCTATGGCCGAGGTCATAGCCGAGCAGATGAAGGAGGCGTTCGCCCAGCAGTTGGCGAAACAGCCGGAGGGCGACGCGCCCGCCGCTAACAAGGCGATACCAAATTCGAAGAAGTGAAAGGAGACATCATTATGGCGAAGTTCAAGGTAGGCGACAGGTGCATACACACCGACATCATGGGTCACATGGACAAATGTATAGTCACGAAGGCAGACAAGCCAGGGCGTTATACCGTGGAGTTCTATCTCGGCGGAGAAAAGGAAGTGGCTGAAAGCTCCCTTCGGAAACTAACCAACGCCGTCCGCAATGGCTATGTTCCTCTACGCACTAAAAGCGGCGGTGTCGAGCGCGTCTACGACGGCGACAGGGTCATCTACAAAGGCAAGGAGTTTACTGCGGAGAAGCTCGGTAGCCCGAGTCTCGCACAAGGTATTCTCGTCGGAGACGACGGGGCGAAGGTTACGGTATCACTCAAGGACCCCGATCTGTTTGCGACTAACGCCGTCTGCGCCTGCAACTCGACGAACGCGATTGTCCGCAAGGCGATGAACGCGACTGCTCTCAACTACTCTCCCTACGCCAAGGGCGCGTGGATTCACGACGACAAGGGAAGGAACTACACTGTTGTCGAGGATGAGCACTGGGGGAAGGACGGCAAGGCCGTTCGTCTTGTGACTATCCGCGACGAACAGACGAAGCAGACGAAGGAAGTGCCCACGACAGAGCTCTCCTACCGCTTCCACATGGGCGAGGCAGAGTCTTGCAGGAAATGCGGGAACGCGGCCCTCAACTTCTCCCCAGGCGACAAGGTTTCTATAATCGATACGGATATTCGCTATGGCGGCGACAAGGGCGAAGTAGTCCGCAAAGACGGCTTCCGCTATGTCGTTCGTCTCACTTCGCGGCAGGACAAGCCCGAGGTCTACTTCCAGCCGAACCAGCTCAAGGCCGCGAACGCCGAGGACGCGCAGGGTCACGAACACGGCTCCGACGGCAAGTTTACGAGCAAGGGCGGCGGCTCTGACGGCGGCGACAGCTACGAAGACCCCAAGACGAAGCGCATGAAGGAGCGTCTTGCCAAGATGCGCGAGAAGAACGAGGCGTTACGCAAGGAGATCGACCAGCGCAAGGCCGCACTTGCTGGCAAGAAAGCGGAAACGGAAAAAATGCGTGAAGATGTCATGAAGGCGAATGTCGAGAAATGGAAAGCGGGATTGCCAAAGACCAAGAACACCATTGTCGAGAAAGCGATCAACGCCGTGGCTAAAAATGCCGACGAATATGTCATTCGCAAGGCATTCACTCCTGGCAAGTGGTTGCTTGAACGCAAGACGAAGTCGCTCGGTGACGCGGGCTCCGTCAAGGCATTCTCCTCGGAGGACGAAGCGCGGGCCTATGCGAAGAGCAAGGGACTGTCCGTCGTGAATGCTGTTGCGAAAAACGACAAGTGGATAGACGACTTCCATGTCATCGTCACTGGCGGCACGCCTGATAAGGAGCTTGTAGACGCGCTCAAGAAGAAAGCCGCCGCGTGGAAGGCCGCAAAGCGAAACTTCTCTGATACCGCCGCTGGAGCCGCCCACGACAAGGCAGAGTCTGACGCGATGGCTGTGGCAAAGCGACTTGGTGCAAGATGGGTACAGCAAGGCGCAGTCCTCAAGGTCATTATGCCGAACGCCGTTGCAAGGAACGACTGGGTCGCAGACCGAACTGGCGACTACACTTGGCGCGAGACTGCAAAAGAACGCGGAATCAAATCTGCTCTTCGAGCGGCTGGTGCGAGTTACGCGAACTATATTCCCGTAAACCGCGGGAGCGTAGAAAGGATGAACTACGACTCTCTTTCATGGGTTGTGAGGGCTGACGAGAGTGTAATCGACAAGGTAGCTCAGAAGATGAAACAGCTCGGCATGGAAGAAGTATCGAAGCCGACGTGGTATCAGTACGACGAGTTTACAGTTGTCGGGTACACGAAGATAAAGCCGATGCCGAAAAACGCCGTCGCTAAAAATTCCGTCTCTTCCGACAAGATCGACCAGGCCGACATAAAGATTCTGAGAGACGGAGGCATGAGCGAAACCGACATAGTCGAAGCTGTCAGATTGTGGCCGATGAAAGAGGCGAAGTGGGGTGGACTCAAGACGCTGGCCCAGTTTGTTTCAGGCTCGAAGGCGAAAGACCTGCTCATGCGTCACCACGAGTGGGCGCAGTCGGCATACGAGGTCAACTCCAGCGACACTTCCCTTATCGACAGGACGTTTGGAGTCACATCGACGAAGACTGGAAAAACGACAATCGGCTTCAAAGACCCAAAGACGAATCTTGAAGTCGTCGTGACGAAAGGTCCGATGTGGTGGATGATCAAACGGTCTGATGGGAAAAAGATGAAGTCTGTACAAAATCCAGCAGAGTGGGCTCGCAAGAAATTTGTGTGAGGTTGACCGAGACGGCAGATAGTAGAAAGAGGCATACCTATGAGCAAGCGGATATTTACCAACGCGACGAAGAACGCCGTCCTCCCCGATAGCGCGGAGGCCGGAAAGCCAATCGTCATTCAGCTCGCCCCTGCTGGCGAGTACCCGCAGTTCATCGACGATACCGACGAGAACGGAAACACGACCCAGAAGGAGGTCGTGCAGATTCTCGACGAGCAGGCGATGAACACCCTCGTCGCCAACTTCGAGAAGGCGAGGGGAGAGGCCGAGGCGCAGGGGCGCAAGTACGGCGTCCTCGTCGACGCGGACCACTCTTCCGAGACCTCTACCAACACCGCCGCGATGGGCTGGGTCACCAAGCTCTTCGTGGACCCCGAGAAGGGTCTGATGGCCGAAATCGAGCCGACCCCGCTCGGCGCGGAGAAGATTAACGGCAAGGTGTACCGCTTTGTGTCGGGCGCATGGACGCTCGACGACGCCAACAGGCCGCAGGAGCTCGTCTCCATCGGCCTTACAAACAAACCCAATTTACCTGTCGCTCCGATGATCAACGCGCAAGCGGCTAAGAAGGATGGGTCGGGAACCCCGCCTACGAAAGACGGCGAGGGCGTGACGGCTGGCACTCCGAGCGCAACCGCGAACGCAGACGAGAACAAGGGCGGAGGAAAGAACGCCGATACGCCTCCGGCTATCGAGGCAAACGCAAACAAAACGAAAGGACTTAACATGGACATTCGTGTCAAGCTGGGACTTCCAGCCGAGGCCACCGACGAAGAGGTTGAGCAGGCGCTCGACGCGCTCATCGCTGGGTGCCAGGGGCTTGAGGAAGTCAAGAACGCGCTCGGCTTCGAGCCCACCGCGTCCAACGAGGAGACGCTTGAAGCCCTCAACGCCTGCATCAATCAGT